TGCTTGAACACCTTTCCAACTTTTCTGTACTATGTATTCAGGTATTGATCTACTTCTAGTTCTATTTCTTTCTATTGCAACATCTAAACTTGTATTAACAAATACCATATAACAATCGTATCCAATGTTTCTTAATAAATTATATTGTCTTTGTATAACTGAATAATCTCTTGCTGTACTATCTATAATCATACCTAGTCTACCTTGTAAGTATTGATCTAATTGTTTACCTACAAATGCCTTTGCACCTTTTCTAATCATATCTCTAAAGTATGATTCTTCGTCTGGCATTTTCAATGACAAATTTGCTTTTCTTAAATCTTTTTCAAACTTTATATCACTATTAACAAGTTTTAATCCTGTACCTGCAAACGCACTTGAAGTTACAAATGTTTTACCTGAACCAGGACCACCTGCTAAAAAGAACGCTTTGAATATACCAGGATCATAAACACCTTCGTTGATATATTCTCTAACTTCTTGTAAAGTTTTTTTCATTATCCTTTTACCCAATCTTTAGCAATCGTAAAGTTTGCTCTACTAAATTCTAATCTATCTACAAGTTTAACTGCACCTGCTTTTTTATCTACTGCAACAAAACCTTCTGGATTAGTTACTCTATATCCATTAGGTGTTCTAATAAAATGTCCTATACTTTGTATCTGCGATAGTTTTTGTATAAGAAAATTCTTTGCATTACCTAAACTTACGTGAGAGGCAATAGCAAAATATAAAGCACTTCTATTTTTATCTATAAATTGTAGACCATCTCTTTTTGCTTTAATAAATTTATCTTTACCTCTAGGTGTTTTTCTATCAGAAATTTCTGCTGTTAAAATTTGATCGTAATAATCTCTAAACATATCTTGTAAAGTTTTAACTTTTGCCATAGAAGCACCTTGACTATTTTTTATGTAGTGATTAAAAAATGACTTTAATCTAAACCCTACTGATAGAGGATCATTTGATTTCATAACATTTAATAAAGGCGCTGCCTTTGCTAAAGAACCTTCTGCCATTCTTATTAGTCCGTCAAACCTAGATAGTTCTCCAGATGTAAATGTAGATGAACCAGATGTATCTGTATAACCAGCACTTGCCAAATAGACTGCCGTTGAACCTGTCTTACCACTAACAGTACCAAACCCAGCACCTAAAGATGACATAGTTTTACCTGTATAGTAAGTATGAAATACAATACCTAATCTTGCTCTACTAATTTTTCTACCTAAAGCAGATGATACTGGTACTGCATATGTAATAGTGTTAGGTGTAAAAGTTATCATTCTTTCACCATCTATGTTTGCTACTTTAGTATCGCCTTTTGTAAATAGTAAATCGCCTTGATAGATACCTGTAATACCTAATCTTTTTAATTCTTTTAAACATACTCTTAATTTATCTGCAACAGGACCAGAGTGATTCCTTGCAATATCGCCAGGTGTGTAATTGATTTTAGGTGTTTTATTGAAGACTGATTTTGTGCCGACAAAGAATTTGCCGTTCTCAGGATTTCTACCTGCAACAATAGCAGGAGCGCCGTCCCATTTAACAGACATATTAACTCGTCCGCTAGCAGAACCAGCTAACATATTTCTAACTGACTTTAAAAAACTTACTGCATTACGACCACCATCTGAACCACGATTAATTATATCGTCTTCTAGGTGTTCTAAATGCGTATTCTTTTCTGTGGTAATAAAACCTTTAAAACTAAACATCTCTCTCCAATTTGTTCCATTAATATAATAATCACATTTTCCATATAAATCAACTAATACTATTTATAATACTTTATCTCTAGTATATCTTAATAAAGAAGCCGTTAGTATCACTTACTTTTTTAGCACCGTTTATCATCTTATTCATAATAGCAGATAAGTCTTTTTCATTTGTTATAAAAAAGTTCATTATTTTTAAACCTTGAATTTTCATAACCATATTTTCAGCAACATCCATATCTTTTTTTGCAATCTTAATTGATTTTTCAAAATCTTCATAACTTAATTTTTTTTCATTATTAACTTTTGAGTTTTTAATAACGGTTTGATACATCTTATAAGTTTCTTTACATTTACTTTCATCAAAATCTGAAAATGGTTTACCTGCACCAAAATATCTTATACTATTAATTCTAGCATCCTTGTATTGACTCATAACACTATCAACTACCTTTGTAGGAATTTTTCCTAAACGTCCTCCTGTTGGTGTACCATCGGATGTAATTTCAGTTTGTGCAGTACCATAGCCGTGAGGAAATCCTCTAACTTGTAAATTAATTTGTTTTCTTGTGTCTTTATTTGTAAAGGTAAATAGACCTATTTCTTTACCTTCAGTAGTTAAGTTACAATTAAATTTTGCTATTTCAATATTAAAATTTGCCACTTTAACTGTACCTGGTTTATTTGTGTAATCTATATTTGCTTTTTCTGAAATTATCTGTTTAAGAGAAATTGGATACATCTGTTTGCTCGTATAAAGTTTATACAATTTATCGTTAAACATATTAACTAATCCATCTGAAGTATCATAAGTGTCAATTATTTTTTTCATATCTTTGATTATTTTATCTTTTGCACTTTTTTTAATTATATAAACATCTGCTGGATTCCAAGAATTAGAATTTCCTAATTTTGCTTTCTTTATAAATTCTGTAATAGTAGTTCCAAAATTTGATTTATCGGTAGCGTCGTGGATAATAACATAGTTAGTTAAAGATCCCACAATTTTTTTAACTGCTGGACCTGTAAGTTGAAATGTATTATACCAATCAGCAAAAGCATCTGGATTATTTACAAATATAGATTGTCCTGTATCTTTAGCAGTTTTAATATTTTTTTGCAAAGACATTACGGTTGCTAACTCACCTGCGTCTGCTAGTTTTTTACCTAAAGCATTCCTTGATTGACCACCCATACCTGAAAATGGTGCTTTATCAATGTCTGTAAATGTAAAATACTTTTTACCTTCTTTAAATATAGGTTCAAACTTACTATTAGGATAAAGTATTTTACTATACTTTGAATAATTTGTTTGTACTTTTTCTATCATTTCAATATCTTTAGTTTTTTCAAACTTGTAGGACTTGCCATCTTTTACTTTAATTGGCGTGCCTTTTTTAATTTTGGCTACGATAGATATGATATATTTTGATTTAGGTAAATCTGCTTTGCTAAATATTGCCATAGTTCTCTCTCTATAGCATATTTATAAGAGGTTGTCAAGCCTTAATCCAGAACATTTTAGGTATACCACCAGAAAGTTTCCAGACTTGATTCTTATTCTGAAAGTCTGCTAGTTTCTGTGCGTCTTCTTCAAAAAAATATTCAGCAATAGTATTCTTTGTAGGTTGTTCTAATACTTGCCATAGTATCTTACGACCTTTCTTTTTCATTTTTACTTTGTAAGATAGATCGTTGTATTCTTTATCTGATTTAGGTTTTCTATCACCTTTATGAAATCTTACTTTTTGTTTTTTGGGCATTATACTTTAAAATCTGAAAACTTATCGTAGGGATTTTCTACTTTAAGATCAGGTTCCTTTCCTTTATCAACTATGTTTTGTGCTGAGTTTTCTACATCATATAGTTTCATTTTTGCTCTATCAACACCAATGATAAATGATCTGTTGATACCTGGATCATTATATCTATTCTTTAATTGTTTTACTTTCATTTGACCTAGTTGTTCTAGTTCTTCATTTGATTGTAAAGCAAACATAAAGTCAGCTGTAGCAGGTAATCCGAAAGACTCTGCCGTATCTTCTAAACCAATATCAGTTGAAACGAATCCTGTTCTTGTTGTTTGTGTTGCACTAAAGATTGGTACATTAAACTCAACAGCAAGACCTCTTAATTCTTCAGCAATTGCCTTGATAAAGAAATATGATCCTACATTACCACCTTTAAATCTAGCACTAGTACATATATTAAGATAATCTATGAATACAACATCTGGTCTAAAACTTTTCTTTAATGATAGTTCATTAAACAATGATCTGAAATGACCTGCGTGAGCAGACGCAGTTGGATATTCTTTGATAATTAATTTACCAGTTGATCTGTTTTTTACTTTTAATATTTTAGAATCATACAAGTCTTTTGGTAGAGCGTGTAGATCATCCATAGATACATCTAATAAGTTTGCGTCAATTCTTTCAGCAATTCTTTCTTCAGCCATTTCTAAAGTTATATACAATACATTT